AGTAAGGATCGTTTTTATCAATGGCAGTCTTATGATCAAAGTGATCTTCTAACCAATACTTGATCTTTTTAAGTCCGCCAAAGTCTACTGCCCAGTTCTTGTTGTCTAAGTGATCACATGCAAATGTAAACTTAAACTGTAGACTGTAACCATGTAGTAAATGACAGTGTGAATGATCAGCATTAGGTTGTCTAAAACATGCTGATAGTCCAATGTTATGACCATATGTTTTTGTAGAATAAAATTTACCCATTTGCAAGTCCTTTATTATTATTATTATAACTTTTATCTGTCATAAAGTCATTCTGTTTTCGCATTAAATCAAACCAAAACTTTAATGTATTCTGAGCATCTATGTCGGCCCTATGTTCCTGGCCTTCAAACACAGAATTATATCTAGACATAGCCTCTTTTAAACTGCCTCTGGGAGATTCGTTTTTTGAAAACATCATAAAATTATGAATAGTTTTTACGTCAAGCCAACGTCCTCCAAAGTGTTTAAATTCTACACTATGTTTTTCAAACTCACGACGTAGTTGCCCTGCATCATCATATCCCCATACCACAGGTTGTAACCAAGGATTATATTCTTTAATTAATTCTGTTAGTTCTCTTGCTACGGTGGTGTGACTGACTGAGTAACTTGAAATATTACCGTTAGTGATGCCAGTTAGTTCTGTAATAAATTTGTCAATTGGTTCGTTTGGATTGAGATACCATTTTTTAACCACATATTCTTCTGACTTTTGTTGTGCATTACCAATAGCAACACCAACTTGTATCACTTTGTTACTAGGTTGATTAAGTTCTAAATCTAATGCTATAAAGTTTTGCGGGGTCATGCTGTTACCAAATCTGGATAACTAGCACTCATCCAATGACTCATTGACGCCGCATTGTCGCTTAATTTAACTAGATTATACTTGCCACAGAACTTTAAGAACTGTGCGCCTATCATTTGTTGCTGTTTAACTGTCATGCCTTCTGCGATTGTTTCTGCTATCTTTGCTTTTATGTCATCAGGTTGTGCTGTTAGATCTACTAACACACGATTGCGTTCATAGTCATCTAACACACGATGTTCAACTTCATTATGATCTACCCAACGTTGTAACATAAGATTGTTCCAATTATAACCTTTTCTTTTCTTATCTTCAAATGCTTCTAGTAGACCTATTTTGTTTTTACTGCCTTTTTCTCGCACGCCTGGAAATGCTGAAAAAATGTTATCTGTGGGATCACCACGCATACATTTCTTAAATAGGATATATTCTGGATCAGGTATCTGTTTAGGTTCTTTAGTTTTTTTGTCAATGACACGTTGACCTTTCTTATCAAAGATACCATCAAGAGTATGTAGTTCATCACTGATACCATTATACTGTTTTACATTTTCTGCTAGTAGTTGATAAAAGTCTGTGTCACTTGATACGATAGTATGATCATCATTAGGATGACTCTGTATCCACCCTGCTATCAAATCATCTGCTTCTAGTTCAGGATGTTGTAGAACTGTACAGTTAGTTTTATTTTTAAGAAAGCCATGTAGTTCATCAAAGGCTTCCCAAAATAAACGATCTTCTTCTGCTTCACTTTCACTTAAAGCCTGTCTAGCAACTGATCTATTTTTCTTGTAAGGTTCATAATAGTCTTTACGCCAACTACGTCCTTCTAAACAGAATACAACATGATTGGCTTCTTGATCTCTCCACGCTTTATTGATACTGCCTAGAGTAACATGAATAGCAAACGCTACCTTTTCTTCTGAATCCGCCGCTCTATATGCTGAATGTCTTGCTCTAAAAAATGTATTTGCTGTATCTACTAATAGATATCTCACGAAATCTCCGATCTACCATTGCCTAGGTCTTTAGTTTGTACACGTTTTTCTGGATCTGCTTGATCTTGTTCCCAACCTTCCATTACTACATTTTTACAGACTGCTTTAAACCAACGATCAACAATATCTGCATCTGTATCTTTAGGATCTTTTGCATATCCTGCCTTAACTAATTTAGCAACAAATGTGTCGTTCCAATCAAGTTCAAAAGCACCTTCATCAGGCGAGTCAGGATTAATATCCATGCTTAATACTTCTACCCACGGCTCACCATCTTTAGTTGCCTGTTCCTTAGGTGTAAGTTTCTTTTTAGACTTTTTAGGTTCTTCTTTTTTAAATATTTTCTTAATGTTATCTAACATTATACTAATTCCTCTGCTATACCAATTAGTTCTGCTACAATTAGTGCCAAGCCACAATACCATAGGCTACCAAACACTAAAGCAACACCTGCTAGTATTCTAATACCTGACTTGACTAAACTTAACTGTAAATGTAATTTTGGATCTGGTTGTTTCATTAAAATTCTCCATGATGCATCTTTTCGTCTATCTTAAGTTCCATATACGCTTCGTCTAACAGTTCTATATCTTTCAATAGTATGGAATCTTCCCAAAACTCTGTTAACCATTTAAACACTATTTCCCCCAACTATTGCCCCAAAGATCAACATGTAATCTTGGACTGTAATTATAACCACGTAGCATGGCTTCATCTGCTACACTAAATTTATTGCCATCATATACTTTAACCACACCACCTACTGGCATGATGTATACAACTCCTTCAAACCCTGCTTTACGATATGCTTTAACAGCACGATCCACTTCATCAAAGTCACTGGGCTTTTCAACCACAAACTTGAGATAGGTTGTGCCATAACGCTCATAGTCTGCCACGATCTCTGGCTTAACAGCATCTTCCCAACTCTCACCACTTGCTGATAGTTTAGCACTGACTGAAAATGTTATATCACTTTTAAAGTTACCACCTCTATCAAATGCCCATGCTAACAAGTAGTTCTTAAAACTATCATGCAGTTTCTGTGTACCATTAGTTTCAAATGTGATGTTTTTTAGATCCCGCATACGAGGATTGTTCAGCAAGTTTTCATAACTGCGTTGCCAACCCAATAAAGGCTCGCCACCTGTAATTACCAAATGTACATCATTACCATTATCTTGTACCCACTTGCCATTAGGTGTTAGTTCTAACAGTCTGTCTACCACTGCTTCGTTTTCTAGCATAGGTGATAAATGTTTGAATCTAGGATCCCATGACGCATAACTGTCACAGCCTGTGTCAACTAAAGGTAAGTCTTCATATCTATTAAACAGTTCTACTTTGACATCATCACGCTCAGTAGACATCTCACCTCTGGGCATACCAAAGCCACCACAGGTAAAGTTACAACCAAATGTACGCAAGAAAACTGAAGGTACACCTACAAATCTACCTTCGCCTTGTGCAGAATAAAATATTTCACTTATTTTTAGTTTTGCCATGTATACCTTTCTTTAATAGTTTATTATACATGTATTTAGATCGTATGTCAATGTTCCCAAGGAAAAACAATCCATTCATCGTTTTCTGCTTTATTGATTTCTGTAGCACAGTAGTCTACTTCTTGTTGAAATCCACTAGATAAGTTATCAAATAACACAGCAAACTTAACATTATGACCAGGGATATCTGCTAGTCTCCAATCATGCACGATCTGATTAAGTGTAGCACCTGTATCATTGATATCATCTATTACTAAAATTCTTTTACCTTCACGAGCATCATCTTCCATCCACCAATTTGCTTCGTGTTCTTGATGATCTCTGAGGCTAACTTTTAAAGTGTGCATCGGCACATCTACTTTATGACTGGCTAACACAGCAGGAATCAATCCTCCACGAGTTAGACCAACTATGTAATCTGGTTTCCAATTATCTTTATACATGGTGAAGAGTATGTGATTCACATACCCTTCTATTTCATCCCATGTAACGTGTCTTTTTTTAATATCCATGATATTAAAAGTCAAATGCTAGACTAAAGCCAGCAACTTGATTATCAACGCCTTCTTGATTTAAGTAGTTCATTTGATGTTCAGCATACATTGTTAAACCAACGTTGCTGTTAGTTTTACCAACTCGAACATTATCAACAAACTTGTAGTAAGCACCAACGTCATATTCTTGTACGTCTGGTGTCATTGACACTGATGTTTTAGAAAACGCTGTGTTTCCGTTTGCATCAAGACCTACAGGAATACTTACATCAACTTTACCACTTGCTATTGTTACAGGTTGACTAACTGTTGCACCAAAACTACTTGTTTCAGTTGCTTTTAAGTCCATACCTGCTGACCAACTGTATGTCTGTACATCACCAACTTCAGTAACAAGACCTTGCGTTGCCATTCCAGTTGTAGTAACACCAGTATAGAAGTTACCAAACACTGACACACGGCTGTTAAAGTTATAGTTACCACCAAAGTTCATATAGGTTGTATAACTTTCTTCAACTTGACCAAATGAACCTGATACCATGTTACCCATAAAAGCGTCTTTCTCATTCATGACACCAAATCCAACTCTGTATGATGCTTTGTCGTTAAACTTGGTAGTAAGACCACCCTCAAAGTTAGCAACTTGAAGTTCTTCGTTGTTGTTAAACTTCATGTCAAACTTGGTAGTTTTAGACATATCAGTAAACGCTGATACTTTTTGGTTATTGGTATAGTAGTTAAATTGAGTATAAGGATTGTATTCACCATAAAAGTTTGCTTTGGTGATTGGATTAAACTCAACTGCTCTACGACGTTTTGTGTTAGCAGTTTGTGCTAGGTTAACATAGTAGTCACGACCTAATTCGTCAGTGACCATAACTGAACTTAGACCACTTTCTGCTAGATCTGCTAGACCATCACCTGCCATGCTGGTAAAACCACCTGATAGTGCTACTTTCTCGCCATTACGATCACCAGTTGTTGGAATACCAACTTCACCCAATGGTCTGGTTGCTTTTTCAAGATCCAAAAGACCCATACCATGTACTTCTTTGTCATAGTTCTTAATATCTCTATTAGCAGTTTCTGTTAACAGTGTAACAGTTTCAGCGGCTGTCATGTGTGGCCATGCTTGTCTAACAACAGCAACAGCACCTGAAACTACAGCGGCCGCCTGTGAAGTACCAGTTTGAATACGATATAAATTATCTCTTGAACCATTGGCTACAAATGCGTTACCTGGAGCCATGATGTAAAAGTCTGAAATACGATATTCATCTAAACACTGTCCACCTTTTAAGTTTTTACCTTGACAGTAGTGACCTGCACGATTTGAATAACGAGCAATTTGCTCTTTGTCAACGTCCCATGCACCTACAATCAACATTTGACCGTTTAACCATAGTGAGCCATCGTCTTTAGTAGCAATAGCCATTGATGCTGGATTTTCTGGAAATTTCACTCCACCGTTACCTGCAGAGTTAACAATAACCATGTCAGCACCACCTAGTGCTTTGGCCCAACGTTCTGGACTTTCATTTAGATAAAAGCCATTGGCACGTCTACCTGTATAAAAGTTCTTAACATATCTTCTGTCAACGTTATACCAAGCACCGTCTTCTGTTTGTCTCCAGCCACGTCTATAACGACCACTGTAGTCAGTGTTTGCTGAGATGTTAGCCACATCAGCATCAATTGAAGCGGCCCACTCAACGGCTTGACGCACTTGACTCATGCCAATACGTCCACGTCTATGGTCAGTTACATTAGCAACAGCAATATCAGCGTCAAAGGCTACACCCACAACACCAACACCATCTCTGTTAGCACCTGCAATAGACGCCATGCCTGTACCGTGACCAACTATACTAGTATCTTGACCTTCTCTACTTCTACTTCTGCGTACAAAGTTTTTGTAGTCTGAAAATTTATCAAACTCGTTGTGATCGTTTACACCTGAGTCAATGATAACAATTTTACTGCCTGCACCTGTAAAACCTCTGGCCCAAGCAAATTGTGCGTTAATGGCTCTTAGATAATCATCACCTGTTTTGCCTCTAGCAATCCTGTTGGCAGTGAATTCATCATCTAGGAATTGTTGAATATTAATACCCTCTGATTGAACAGCATCATATCCATCTTGCAAGCCTAGATAACTGCCGTCGTCAGCGGAATATGAATATCCACTCCAACCTATTACTCCAGCGGCTATCATGGCCCCTAGAAGTTTGTTGTTGCGATTTTTCATAATTTTCCTTTCGTTACTATAGTATGAATCTATAGTATAGCATCACTACTGAAAGGAATCAAGTGTTTTTGGAAGTTTTGGTTAAACGGTGTATGAATGGATAGCAGTAATTTTACCATCAATTACGGTAAATATGTCAGCAGTTTTAGTTGATACATCATCAATTTGAAAATTCGTTTCACTAACAACAGTGTTGCCGTCTTCGTACATTGTAGCAGATACTACTTGTATGGTAGTTACACTGTTAAATAACTCAGTAAATCCATTACCTACTGCTGTAACTCCATCTGTGGTTAAAGTAGGACTTTGTAATTCAATTGAATCATTGAATAGACCTTTAAGACCGTCTAAGTTTTTGTTTGATAAATGGTTATAATATTCTGTAACGATTGCTTTACTCATTGTTTAAAATCCTTAATATACAGTTATATTTATTTAAACTGTTTCTTTAACCATAGCAGTCCTGGTATTAAAAGTAGGGCAAAGATACAACCAAAGAACGTGCCAAATGCTAGAGCCCAGTTTGCTGACACAGCACCACCTGTCCAATCACTTATAGCATTACCAACACCAGCACCTATAACAGCACCAGTGCCACGTTGCCAAGTCTTAGGAAAATATTTCTCAACATGCAGACCATATAAGGCACCAAGTAACATGACACCATTGTCCACAATGCCAAATATGAAATAATCTAACATGCGAATTCCTGTTGTAGTTTGATGTTATCCATAAACTCTTTCTTAGTTGCTGGATCATCATTGAAAGCACCCTTTAACACTGTGGTCTGTGTTAATGAACTGTGTGCCATAATACCTCTATTTTCACAACAACCGTGTGTTGCTTGAATGTAAACACCTATGTTGTGTGACCCAGTGGCCGCTTCAATCTCTCTAGCAATATCATTACATAGTTCTTCTTGTAAGGTTCCACGTCTAGCACACCATTGAGCAATACGTGTGTATTTGGATAAGCCAATTAGTTTCTGTCCAGCAATAATACCAATGTAGGCTACACCTGTAACTGGTTGATGATGATGACTACACATGCTTCGTAGTTCACTTCTAACTACTAGCATACCTTCATAACGATCACTTGAATCATTTGGGAAAGCAGTTGCGTTAGGATTAGGTTCATATCTACCTACCATGATTTCATTGATATACATCTTGGCAAGACGTCTTGCTGTGCCTTTTGAATTAGGA